ACCATCGTTCTTCCATTGACACTATAATGACTCCTATCACTGGGTACATTGTTGGGTCTTTCCTCTCTAAACCTACCTTGACCTTGACCACATGCGTCATCGATAGCAGCCATTTCATCATAAAAAGTTCGTTGTCTATCTGCCATATATATATATATATATCCTGAGATTTAATTTCCTAAATATCATTAAATTTGAAACATATTAAACCTAAAATTATTAAATTACATAATGACAACTGAAATTATTTTAACCGCGATAACTTCAGACAATAAATATGTTTTTATCAATACAAATTCATTAAAAGATAATCTACAATTAACAAACGCAACGATATTTAACAGACTATTTGGTCTAATACATGATAATAAAAATGATACTTGGGAACCAAAACATATGGAAAAAGATATAAGTGGTAATATACTACTATTAAAAAATTTAAATATAAGACAAAGCGATTGGATCTTATTTACAGCATATATAAAGCATGGGATACCTCCCTATTTTTATACAATGAAATTTAATGGTTTTTCAAAAGAATCTATTATTAAAAAAGTTGAATCAATAAATGAAACATGTAATAAATTTGGAGGGATTCCCTGCTTTGACGAATTTTATGAAAAATTTATTTTATCTGATGCAATAAAAAAAAAAAATTATTACAACCCCTTTGAACCAAAAGAAGATACAAAAAAAAAGTATGACTGGGTTTTAGTTTATTATAATCTACCTGGAGAGATGACTAATATACGATCACAAGGTTGGTCATGTATTAAAAATGTACAAGGTAGTGACAGCAATATAAGTTATACATGGTGGAGAAAGTTAAAGCATCTAACATAATTGATTTAAATATCATATTATTTATTATTAGTTATATTAACACTAAACATGTCGCTTGTTCCTCCGTCTTGTTTTTAAAGTAATTAATTCTGTATTTTCTAATTCACTAGGAACAAGAGATTGTATTTTTTTATAATCTATTGTTTCATTTTCCAATAAACTTTGTGCAATCTTAATCATATAATCCTTATGTTTTGTTAAAATATCAATTACTTGATGTTCTATTTTATCTATAATTGTTTTGCATTGTTCCATTACATTTTCAGCAGTATATTCGCCTAATTTTCCCATATAATTCAAATTAATAGGTCCAATTTTATTATTCATTCCCCACTGCATTGAATAGCTTGTAAGAAGTTTTGAAATTTTTACAATATCATCACTAGCACCTGTAGACACATTATTATACATAATATATTCTCCTGACCTTCCTCCTAATAAAACAGCAATTGTACATAATATTTCTTCTTCAATCATTAATTTTTTATTAGTAGGTTTTTGTTGACTAAAACCTAATGCAGACTCTCCTCTTGGAATAATACTAACCTTTACCGGTTGATTAGTATGTTTTAAAATATAACCCATTAGACAATGACCGGCTTCATGATACGAAACTCTTTCGCGTTCTTCGGGTGATAAAATACGTTCGCGCTTTTCGCGTCCAATTAAAACTTCATCAATTGCGGTTTGTATATCTTTTTCTGTAACAATATTTTTTTCATTATTATTTTGAATAGCATTTATTTTTGTTTGATTAGCTATATTTGCTATATCAGCACCCGAAACTCCTGCAGTTCTTTCAGATATAGTTTCATAAGATATATCTTCAGGTAATATCATATTTTTCAAATATAATTTATACATATTAATTCTTTCATTATTATTAGGAAGATCAAAATAAATTTTTTTATCAAATCTACCAGATCTAGTAAGAGCAGGGTCTAGATTTTTAATAAGATTTGTAGCTGCAAATACAATTATATTATTTTTTTCATTAAATCCATCCATTTCAACCAATAATTGATTTAAAGTAGTAGAACGTTCTGAATTATGAATAGCGTCTCTTTTCATACCAACCGCATCTATTTCATCTATAAATATAATACATGCATCTTGTTCTTTTGCTTTTTCAAATAATTGTCTAATTCTCAAAGCTCCTACTCCTACGTACATTTCAACAAATTCAGAACCGCATGTACTAATTAAAGGTATATCTAGTTTACTTGCTATAGTTTTTACAAGTAATGTTTTGCCCGTTCCGGGTGGTCCAGAAAGCAAAATACCTTTGGGTAACTTTACTTTCCAGTCTAGATATTTTTTTTTATTTTGTATGAATTCCATATAATATTCTATTTCTTTCTTAACTGTTTCTAGTCCCACAACTTCATGTAACTTGTCTGTAGGTTTAACAATTTGAAATTGTAAGTTTTTTTTTCCATATTTAGCCAATATTATTAGTAATAACACAACTATAATAATAGCAGTGTAATCTTCCTTTGGTGGTTCAGGATCTTTAGTCCAAAACATTTTTAATGTGTTTTTTTACTTTTTTTTATTTTTCAATTTTACATAAAAAAAGGTTCTGCAAATTTTGCTACATTTTTTCACTCCAAACTTTTTTCTGAAATCGATTTTAGACATTTCAAAAATGTCCATTTTCAATATCTGAAGAAAGTTTTAAACCAAAAAAATGCATAAATTTTTGCACAAAGCATAATGTAGAGAATTTCCAAAATGAAGAAAAAACTATGTGACCATCTTTTTTTTACATTTTTTTAAGGAAAAATATGGGCAACTTTTGGTTATCCAAAAGTTATCCAAAGTTATCCAAAGTTGCCCATATTTTGGATAACCAAAAGTTGCCCGAAATTTAAAATTCAGCAAAAAACACAAAAAATGCAAAAAAATGCAAAAAATGCAAAAAATATAAAATATATACAAAAAATGATTTAGCAACTTTTTTGTTATCCATATATATATATATAATGGATAATGTAAAAGTTGCTAACAAAAAAAAACAAAAATTTTATTGTAAAAAATGTGACTATTATACGAATAAAACTAGTTCGTGGAAAAAACATATCGAGACAGACAAACACGTGAGATTAAAGTGGATAACTGAAAAGTTGCCGGTAGAGAAAAATCAATATACCGGTATAAAGTTTACATGTATTTGTGGTCGCAATTATAAATATAAAAGTGGATTAAGTAAACATAAAAAAAAATGCTATATAAAAAATGTTAATTTTTCAGAGAAAACAGATATTAACAAAAAAAGTTTAAACTCGAAAGAAGAAGAATTAAAAGATGTTTTATTACAATTTATGAAATCACAAGCTGAATTCAATAAAAACATAACCGAAGAGTTAACAAAACCTAAAACAGAATATAAGGATTGTTATAATAATAAAATGACAATTAATGTATTTTTAAATGAGAAATGTAAAAATGCAATGAATTTAACCGATTTTGTAGAACAATTATCTATAACTATGGATGATTTGGATTTCACAAAAAATAATGGTTATATTGAAGGTGTAACAAATATTTTACAAAAACAATTAACTGACATGGAACCAACAAAAAGGCCCATTCATTGTAGTGACAAAAAAAGACTACAATTTTATGTAAAAGAAGATAATAAATGGGAAAAAGATAATAATAATGAAAAATTAGATAAAACAATACAAAATATAAAAATGAAACAAACTATGAAAATTAGTGAATGGGAAACAGATAATCCTAATTACAGAGATGATCCAAAACTTTTAAACGAATGGCAGTTAATGCTTGCTGGTGTTACAGAAGATCCTGAAGGAGATATTCAAAAAGAAAAGTTGGTTTTAAAGAGAAAAATAGCATCTTACATTGAATTAAAAGATGCTATGGGCTTAAAATAATTTTATTTTTCATAAACCAACAAAATTTGATGAACCTTTACAGTATAACCTAATCTTTTGGCTTGTGGTAACATTATTTTAATTTTAGCTTGTTTTTTATGTGAAAGAGTAACTTTGTCAAATGGTTTCATACCTAATTTTTCCATTATTTTTTCTGTTTGGAAAACAAAATCATAATAAATTTTATTTTTTCTCCAATCTCCCAATACAATACAATATTTACTACCTGGAACAGCTTTTTCAACAGTTCGCTTCCAGACTTTTTCATAATCAATTAAAAAGGCTTCCCATTTTTTTATTTTATCTAGTCCATTATCGCTTTCGTATTTTTCTAGATTCCAATAAGGAGGACATGTTAATAACCCATCGTGTTCTGGTATTTCTTCTATTCTAGAATCACCTAAAATATTTATAGCATTAAAATGTTCCTTAGCATATTTAATAGCCTTTTCTGATATATCATACCCTACATAAAATTTACCAGCCTCGTTTACAGCTTTATTTCTCTCCCCCCATCCAGCAAAAGGGTCGAAGATAATAGAAGAATCTCTTAAAAAATACTTTGAACACCATTCTGCAATATCTAAAGGAAATGGACTGTAAGAATTCCGAGAAGAATTATTATAATGGTCTTGTTTTTTTCTAATTGTTTTTTTTCCTAATTTTGCAACATCAAATACCGAAACAGGTATATATTTGTAAGATATATCGGTCATAATAAATAAAAAACATAAAATAATATTTATATTTAAACAAACATAAATAATATTACATATATGGAAGCGTATCTATACAAATATAAATGTCCAGGTACTTGGTACGGTAATTATGAAGGATTAAGAAATGCTTATACATCTGGCGTATTAAATGATAAACAAGCTGTTGAGATGGGTAAATTTGATTTAAAAAAATCAAACAACTTTAAAGATTGTGCTGTAACTCTATTGGTAAAATATAAATTATCAATAGAACCTATTAAAACTTATGCTGAAATTACAAAGATACCTTTTTCAGAAACAAAATCAAAAAAAAATGATTTAAATTTGGATTAATTTAAAATGCAGAAAAGGCACCTGACCCTGCATTTGCTGCCATAGGTTCTGGTTGTTGTACCGGAGCATTTGCATCAACTAACCCGTTAAATCCTCCGCTATTATACATACTATTACTTGTGCCATTTTGTTCATTTGCAGGAGGCATCATTTGAGTAGGAGAGACCATGGCATTGTGAGATTGTAAATAGTCTGCTCTACTTGGTTGATGAGTTGGTGCACCTCCTCTAGAAATAGGTTGTGTAACCTTTACAACGGGGTTCCCTTTATTTTTACCTTGTCCTTTTTCTTCTTTAGATTTACCTTCCCATATTTCAATTCCCCTATTAACCAAAAGTTTAATTTTTTTACCAACTTGTGAATCCACTTGGTATAAAACACTAATATAAATTAATATTATTGTGAATAAATTTAATTCTCCCATAGAACGTCCACTATATGTAGGTACATAGGTGATTAGTCTGTGAATAAAAAATAAACCAAACATTTGAGCGAATAATTCTCCTATAATTTCAACTAAAATTTCAACATTTCCTTTACTTTCATCAAATTCTGCAATAACAGAATTTACTAAATGATTGTATATAGTTAAAGGAATTATTGCTAAAAGAACATATTGTGCAGTATTTAATAAACTTGTTTTTGTTTCGTTATCGAAATTAAAAACATGCTTAATAAATCCATTATTTAATGATTTTGAATTATTTTCAATGTCTTCCATATGTTTTATAAAAAGAAATTAAAAAAATATCAGATATATAAATAAATGAATAGGATTTTGAAGTCTGTAAGTTGTGAATACCAATATTTAAATTTAATTAAAAGAGTTGTTAATGATGGTTCAAAAGAATCAGGAAGAAATGGTAATGTATACTCTACAATAGGAGAATCAATGAGATTTTCTTTGGAAAATAATAAACTACCTTTACTAACAACAAAATATGTACCATGGAGGGTTTGCCTAAAGGAACTTTTTTGGTTTATGAATGGACATACCAATAACAATTTATTAAAAAAACAAAATGTAAAAATTTGGAATGATAATGCAACAAGAGAATTTTTAGATAGTAGAGAATTATTTCATTTATATGAAGATGATTTAGGTCCTGTATACGGTCATCAATGGAGATATTGGAATGCAAAATACTATAATTGTTTTACTAATTACGAGAATAAAGGGATAGATCAACTACAAAAAATTATAGACGAACTGAAATCAGAAGATAAATCATCTCGGCGTTTAATTGTTTCGGCGTGGAATCCCGAACAAATAGATGAAATGGCGTTACCACCATGTCATACAATGTTCCAATTTCATGTCACTGATAATGATAAGTTAAGTTGTTCATTATATCAAAGAAGTGGAGATATCGGATTAGGAATACCTTTTAATATAGCTTCTTACTCTTTACTAACGCATATTATTGCCAAACACTGTGATTTAAAACCTAAGGAATTTATTCATTTTATAGGTAATGCGCATATATATGAAAATCATGTTGATAAATTAAAAAAACAGTTATTATTGAAACCATTTGAATTTCCAGATATTCAAATTGATGGTAAATACGATAATATAAATAAATATAGTTTAGGAGATATCGACATATTAAATTATAAATATCACCCAAAAATTAAATTAGATATGGTAGCCTAATTTGCGTATATAATTATCCATTTTAATATAATAATAAATTAAAATGTCATCGTACGATAGGCGTTCAGATAATTATGAAGTAGTACAAGCAAGACAACGAGCACAACAAAGAAAAGACCAAGGCTTTAGTATGTTAGGAACAGCTGGATTATATTCAAGAAGAGGCGGACAAGTTATACCTGATAGGAGGGGTACTGAAAGACAACGAAGAATTGAAGAATTACAGCGTCAACAAATGGTTCAACAAATGCAATTACAAGAACAATTAGCTAAAGAACAACAAGAAGTAGAACAAAATAGATCAAAGCAGGAACAAAGACGAGTAAATGGTATAACTGTATTACAAAATCACGATGAAAAAATAAATATGTTAGAAGAAAAAATAGATAGTGTAATTTCAAATATGCAATCCGCTGACAGTATTTTTAATAATGTAAATACTAAATCAAAACAAGATTTTACAAGTTTTGAAAAAAAATTAGAATTATTAGAGAATGCAATTAGAAAAAAATCTCCACAAGATAATATCGATTTTGAAAATACTATTATTAGTAGAATTGAAAATGCTAATAAAAAAGTAGCACAAAAATTTGAAGAATTTGAAAACCAAATAAAAAACTCTGTGTCAACTAATACAGGCGAAGGATCAACAGTTAATGAAGACAATATTAAAGAAATGATTAAAAATCAAGATAAAATAATTGCTAAAAGATTACAAGATACAAATACCAAATTAATAGAGAGAATTGAACAATTAAACAAAAAAATCGAAAATATACCTGTAGTTACTAATGATGGTAGTGGGTCAGTAGATACAAAATATATTGACAAAATTATAAAAACTAGTGAAACAGGGGTAATGAAAATAGTACAAAATATGGAAAAATCTATAAACAAAAGAATAGACACCGAATTTAAAAAAAAAATAGACTATTTTGATAGTCAATTAAAAAGTATTGAGCACAAAGCTGCACAAACAGCCGCAGCAGGTGGTAGTAAAGGGGGTGGTAACTCGCTAGCGATGGTTCAAAGAATACGCGACGAATTAAGCGATAGAATGAGTGCGATGGAAAGACAGGGAGGAGGACATGGTGGAGGTATGGGAAAGACAGCTGAACGATTTTTACAGCAACAAAAAACAAAATTAGAAAAAAGTAGTAGTCAATTAAAAGAATTACAACAAGCTTATCGTGCTCGTGAATTAGAAGTGAATTTTATGTTTAGCAAAATTAAAGATTTCAACATGGCACTTCAAAAAAAGGTTAGTGGTTTTGAAGAAAAAATATTTCCTGATGAGAAAAATGAAAAAGAATCACAAAATG